AGTCTTCTGCCACCAGTAGTCGCTCTCCTCTTCATCGCGACCATCGTTCTTCTGTTGCCAGAAGCGTCGTGAATAGTAATACGTGGTCGTGTCGACTTCGGCGACGATGGCTGGTGTGATGCGTTCGTGCTCATATCCCAGACCAGATGGAACATAGTGTGAGTTCGTGAAGCCGTTGGTCGTGTCCTGCTTGAGTGTCGTTGTTCCGAGGTCAATCGCCCCTGTAGCGATGCGGAGACGCTGGCATGACGTAACACCCCAATATGCCGAATCGACGCTCTCTGAGCCAGCGTACGAACTGCTGGCGGTATTCTTGCGCGGGTAAGGATTGTCCTTCCCGTCGGTGAGCGGAAGCGCAGACACAGACCATGCATCAGGACTGCATAGGTCGATGGTTACTGTCTGATAAGACGTGGTCGCAGCTGTAATGTTCCACGTTTTTGTATTCCCGTGGAAATCCGTCAGAACGAAGGTCCCCGCCACACCTGTCCCGCTTTGTGCCTTGATCTGGATATCAAGATAGCGATATCCGGACATGCCTTCGTATGGTGCGAACAGTCGGTCGTTACCTGTGCCTGCGATGCTTCGTGTCGTGGCATACGCAAGTGACCAGCCATTAAAGCGGAATCCACGGAACATGCACCTGGTCTCGCTTGATGCTTCACCTACAGCTGTAAGTGATGCCGAAGTGATGGCACATGAGATGCTGATTGGAACGCTATCGAGAGCAGTGGTTTTTGAATCACTTGAACTATTCTTGACAATGTCGCTGACTGAGGAATATTGATAGAAGGTGTCAGATGATGAGATCGAGCCGGTACCAGATACATCTCTGTATCCTGTTGTTTCATAATCGAATCCATTTATCCGACAAGTAAGACTGTCAGGATAGGAAGTAGACCAGGCGCGAATGCGACCATTTAATGCACATGTGGCGGCAATCCTCGCATAACTGGTTAGGTCTACAGTTATATTGTCCAATGTGCCGGCAGTCATTGATACTGACCAGTTTGTGGTTGATTGACCCAGATAAGAGTGTGTGTGTGAAGCAGCGTATGGAGTCACACCATTAACCAGATAATTTGTAATCGATGCCGATGCTGTTGCCTCGTCCTGGCAGACACCAGCGAACGATGCGCCAAAAATGTACAGCATTCTGTGACGAGCTCCGGATACATAGGCTCCAGTTGCTGTACACGCTGTACCACCAATCGTCAAAGTGCACGAAGGAGTGCTGCCATACCGTGAAAGTTCATACCATTCGTATGACGTAGAAGGTGGAAACACAGTTGGTGCGGATGAGATTGAATATGATGTTTCAGCTATATTCCATAGTTTGTCAGTGCCAACAGTACACGACCATGATCCTGTTAGTGTTGCTGCAACATCTACCCATTCAGTCGCGAAACTCTCTGTACCACTGGCGACAGTTTTGACCACAGTCGTCGAATGACCATAACCATCATTCGATGTCATCGTCAGGTATATGAACCATTGCCAGTTTGGCGCGTGTGGTGTGCTCGTCCATGACCAGGTCCATGTACTGTATGCACCTGTATGTGAACCTGGTCCGCCGATGCTTCCATCCACATAACCGAGTTTTGCTGCTACAAAAGGAAACAGATCATTCGGATACACAAGGATGTTGTAACTAAGAGACAGATCGCATTGTGCCGTAGCACTTCGTGTGCCGTCGAGGTACGCCATTACTCTTCTCCGAACAGATAATGACCACGATATACAGCTTTACGGAACTGCACAGCCCCATTCTCGACTACGAACTCGATGGTCGGAATTGCGATGATTCTATATATACCCTTAACCGTCACGCCATCCGGATTCATAATCGTCACGATGTCACGGACCCATAGAGGTCGATTGTTTGACGATAGCACCAAGAAGTCACTCTCCCATTCGATGAGGATGCGACCTGTTACGAGCCGATCTTGGAGCGAGAGTCTGGCTTGATATGCCACATCAGCATTCGTGATACTTGGATCTGCGAGGATGTATGGCACTGGTCGACCACGCCAGTTGTAAGGTCGGTCGGCTGGTGCTGTTCCTGCTGTCTGACTTCCAACATCAGCATTATATGAATAGATAAGGTCACCATTTCGAGGGTCCTGACCTATGACCGTAATCTGATTACATTCTGGTGTTTCATAGTGTGCAGTCATCTTGCGGACGACGCGCTTCGCCTGCAATGCTCCAGACACACCAGCAGCAGCTGCTGCAGCCACGCTTTGGTACAACGTCATCACACTGTCAAATGACAGGTCATATGGATTTGCCCACTGGTATTTGTAACCAGACGTAGTCGGTGACCATCCAGTAATGAATGTCGCTGCATAATCCGTCTTCAGTCTATTCAGCATCGATGCGACACTGTCGCCACGTTGTGGAACAAAAGATGAATAGCCTCTAGCAATGTCAGGACTTCGCGAGATATTGATTCCAGTTACATCGTTATATTCGAGGTATGTCGCCGGAGGATAACCGACGAGTGTCATCATGTCGCCGATGGCATCCTCAGCTGTGTATCCATCATAAAGGATTCCATCCTGGAACATATACAGCTCGAAGTCACGTGAGCGGTCCTGTCCTTCAAACTGCAGTTTTGAGAAGTTCAGCGAGAGGTCCGCTTGTTCATACTGAATCTGCGGAGGCGCGAGTGTTCCTCGAAATATGTCGATGTATGTCGGTGTAGGCGTTGCACTATTTGAGATCGCCACACGAATCGGACGGTCTGATGTAATCTGCGGCTGTTGGACGCCAGCAGTTTCGAGTGCTCCACGTCTCGCGGTCATGCGGAGCGTCGTCCTCGATGTCTCATCCACCGACAGCGTAAGGTCATCGATGTACTCTGTGATATCGACTGGCTCATTCGCTGTCGATGCCGCAGCTGGCGTGTACGTTGCCATGGCTGCAGCCACACCAGACGTCTTTGTGTATGGCGATGGTGTTGTCACTTCCAGTTTCAGTCTGATGGTGTCTATGACGCCGTTTGGCGTGTATGTTCCACCTGCTGACGTAACGACGCTGACAGTTTCTGTGACGCTACCCGTTGAAGTTCCAGCCACATCAGACCAGACAGTGCCAGTGAAGGTCGCACCAGTCGGAGGAGCGTACCGGAGTTGAATTGGCTTGCTGTAAAAGACTCCAGTGGTCTCGTAGGCAATCGGTGCAATCTGAACAGTCGGACGACCGTACGGAACCTTCCATGCGAAGCTTCCGGATGGAACGATAGTTTGTCCAGGAGAGTCAAGCACATCCTCGAACATGTGGCTGAAGTTTGCACCGAACGTCGACGTGACAAGCAGCTCGCGACGCTTGAACGGAATCAGCATCAGCGCAATGTTGCGCTGTCCTACTGCACTTGCGCTCGTGACGCTTCGTCCTGGCGTTTTGTTGGTGTCGCTTTGGTCATAGACGCCCTTCTGGATTCCGTTCTTGTAAACAATGCAGGAACCATTCGCACGGAATACCAGCTCAACAGTGGACGCACCGCCATATCCCCACTGAACGCGAAGGATAGGCAGTGGACTAGCATCGACCCAGTTCGGAACATAGGCGGAAATATACCAGCCTTGATTCACACCGTACGACGCAGTCGTCCGGACCCATTCCGCATTTGCTGTGCCGAGTGTCGTTGCAGTGAGGTAATAATCGCCGGCAGCATTGACCTCCATCTGCTTCCATACACTGCCTGTAGTGAGCGTGTACGCGCTCCTAGGCACACGCGCATAGAGTCCGCTGTAGTTACTTGACCATCCTTCGGTTACAGGTAGAGGCGCCGGCATGGCTGTCATGGTCACACTGTCAAACCATCCAGTGGAGAACTGTCGGTCCCACGAAGTTCCATCGGCACCAACACACACACGTCCTTTGTCTGGACGTGGTTCAGGACAGTCGACTTCGACCAGTAGTGGCCAGTTTGTCGCCATTAGATTCGCCTCATTTCGGTGACCAGTTGCTGTCGACCATACTGAATCATCATCTTCCGCATCGAACGCTCAAGGTCAGTAGATGCAGGAATAAGCGTCTGTGGAATGATTCCGACTCCACCCTGATTGGTGGCATTGTTTCCTGCTGACTGTATCTCCGCAGCCGTGACACCGATGGCGCCGAGTCTACCGCCTCCGAATGTCTGTTTCCGAAGATCGAGCAGGTCCCTGGTCGAGCCAGTGTTCTTCGCGATCTCAAAGAGGTGTCCTTCCATCGACTTTGCCATGTCCACGAATGCCGCTTGCATTCTGGCGGCATATTCAGCGATGGCGACCATGGTTCCAATGAGTCCGCCTCCACCCTTGCCTTCGGTCGACTTTGCAGCACCAGCAGCTGTGTCGGCTGCTTTACCGATGCCAGACATTTGTGGCAATGGTGCAAGTGGAGCACCAGCCGTGTTCCCAGTCGCTTGAACTTGTGGAACACCTGGTGTTTTGAACATCTTGTCCATGATGGCGAATGCGCCAATGGTAAGACCAGTCGCCGCGATGATTCCCGCAATCGATGCCGCCGCCGCTGCCGGGTTCGCAGCTGCCTTCGCGACAATCTCTGCGATTGTCAATGCACGAAGCGCTGTCACCGTTGCATATATCGCTTTGACAAACATTCCAAACTTTACAGACACATCGACAATGAAAGCAGCGAGCCCAATGGCGATTAATGCTTTAAACATGGCATTCGCCGCTGTCCCTGCTTTTGTCATTTCTTGAATCAGTTTCGTCGTGCCTTCAAGTGCAGATGTAACAGCCGGACCAAACGCGACAAGCATCGAAGCCATGACGTTTCCGACTGCGACCTGTAACTGATTGTATGTGTCTGCTACATTGTCGACAGCCGTTTGAAGTCCGGCAGATGCCTTCGGCATAGCGTTGAATGCATCGGCGATACGCTTGGCCGCATCTGCACCACTGATGCCCATCGCACGAATCTTCTCAGCGTTCTGTGTTCCGAATGCCGCCTCCATAGCTTTTCCAAACGATGGCAATGCTTCGCGAAGTTGGTTCAGTTCTTCCTGATTTACTTGCGTTCCGTTGGCGAGCTGGCTCATGGCAGTGATGACACGCTCGACTGTATCGGCAGATGCACCAACAGAAGCCACTGCATTCGCCACACCTGCGAGTGCCTTCTCTGCTGTGTTCGCGTCAAACTTTGCTGATCTCAGGCGAATGAAGCCCTTCACAGTCTGCTCGAGGTTGATACCAGGAAGGAGCGCAATCTTGCGGAGGCGGTCCATCTCAGCCGTCAGTTCGGATGTAGAACCGACAGTCGTGGCGAGAGCACGCTGGAGCGAGTCGTAGTTCACAGCTGCATCGAGTGCAGACTTTGCGAAACCAGCGATGGCCGCTCCTGCGAGGAGACCTTGAAACTGCTTGCCGAGTGCGTCAGAGGATTGTTTCGTCTGGTCGAATGTATCGGCGGTTTGCTTTGCTTCAGACTTGATGTTCCGAAGTGCCTGAACAGCATCGCCGGCGCCTGTAACTTTGAAAACGATGTCGAAGATGCCGAGCGCCATTAGATAGTCCTTTTCGCCAGCACCGACATCACGGCCTTGACGATCTCAACGATTTGATTTTCCCAGACTTCACCAGCCCATGCGACTTCGGCGAACTCGTCCAGGCTCAAATCGGTCTCGCTGGGATGGCGCTTCAGATGCCTCACTGAACAGTAGAGTATCTTCTGCGCCACCCCGCCTAGTCGTTTGGGACTTCGTCCACCGCTTGCTCGATGTCAATCGGGAATGCTTTGGCGAACTCTCCGACCACGTAGAGGTAAATGTCCGAGCGGTCTCGAGCGAGCTGTGCAAACCGACGCGATGGATTGATTTCACCGTCTCCAGGCTGAATCACATAGCATCGTGCCATGATCATCAGAATCTGGAGCATCTGATCTGGGAACTCCGGGAATGCAATCTTCAACGCCTTCTGGACTTCAGGTCGAGGAAACAAATCAGCGGCCTTCGGTTCACGGAATGTGAACGAACCAGGTGCACCGATGAAGCGCTCGATGTCGACTACATGATTTGGTCGACCTTCTGTTTTAGGAATTGCGTCGAAGATTGAACTCATTATGATCCTGACAGACCAGTGATTCCGCTCACACCGAGTTTGATGGTCGCGGTCTCGGTCTGTGTCTCCTCTGGGGTTAGACTTAGTCCTGCCTCAGTAACCATTCCGAAATACTTGATGACGTTACCGGCAACAGATGCAGCACCATCCAAGTCTACATCAATCTCACAACCGAATCCGACTTTGGTCGCGAACAGAGGACCAGTGGTGTTGTCGATGTACAGTTCGAGATTCACTGTTCCGGTCTGTGTCGTTGGAAGAGAAGCCTCGTAGACCGCGCAGAGTGCAGTGGCGTTGACCATGTTCTGTGAAACAGTCGAGGAGAACGACTTCGCGAGACATGTCACGCTGGTCGCGGTTGTTGTCGGGAGTGCAGTCGTGTCACCCGTAAGTGCAGCTGCGGTGAAAGTGATCGTCAGTGTGACGTCTTTTGCGAGTAGTGGACGAGCCATTGATAGTTACCTCTATGGAGTTATTGTGGCTGTGTACAGTTGCACTATGCCATTGTCGACGCGACCATCCTGGCTCACGTCTACCGATGAGCTCACGCTCGTTCGATTCAGGAAAAATGGAGGAGTGGTGCTGTCTACGCTCTGCTTGTTCAGAAGCGTGTCGATGCGATCCACGATGCCCTTGATACGCGCCATCGAGACAGCGCCGGACTGTGTATCCCAACACCACACCTGATGGCTTGATGTCGTCACGATACGGCCACCACACATCGACTGTTCGTCGGTCTGTCCACCATCAGTGTGACGCACCACGATGTAGGGAACTTGTGGCTGCCGCAGGGATATAGGGTCCTTCTCAGGAGCGAGGTACAGATAGATTCCCTGCTGATAGTTTGGTGCGCGATTGTCCACCGCTAGCAGTCCCTGGAGCGTCGCATCTGCTGTGAGTGTGTCATAGATCCACTCGTCGACGACTAGACTCTCAACCATTGAAGTATCTCCTCACAACGCTCGTGAATGCCGCCCATGCCTTGTCGGATGCAGGAATCGCGAATGGTCTGTTCTTCACGAACTCGAGAATCTTCCCGTATGGCGCGGCGATACTCACGACGTACTCGTAGTCATTGACGCGACCTACAGTGATGGACGAACGCAAAGCGCCTGTGAGTACAGCTGGTGCTTGTCCTGGCGCGGATGCCTGATGCGTCCTGTTCTTCCCGATCTTGTAAACCCGACCAGACTTCTGACCAGTCATCGATGCAATCATCAGACGCATAGCCTTCGCCGCCGTCTCCTGAAGCCAGATAGACAGCACACGAAAACGATGCTCAGCATCGTCGAAGCCAGACAGGTCGACCTTGACTGTCACGGAGCGAGGACCTCGATGAGCAGTGGACCGAAGCGTCGCACCGTGGTCGACACAGTGAGCGACAATGTCAAGCGAATCACAGCTGCTGTCGGGTACGCAGCCGGGTTAAGAATCGTGACGATACCTTGTGACGACAGTGACTTTGTGAGCGTCACGGAACCAGTCACGAAGGAATACGCCACGCCTGTCGCTGCGTTCGTGTACGTCGCTGACAGCGTGCCTGTAGTGATGTCAATCGGTGAGCCGTTCTCATCGACCAGACGCACGACGAATGTGTGCCAGTCACCGACCCATGCAGCCACCTGGACAACCTGTTCTGGGTCCTCGGTGATGTTGATGATGTTCACACTCATACTGGCCTCACATAGAGTTTCAATGGTCCGAATACCTGCGTGTCGCTTGCGCCTGTTGTCCTGGTCACAGTCACAGTGTACGTGCCTGAAGTGTTTGTCACCGTAGTCGTAAGACCGAAGGATAGGCGCCCATTGTCCGCATACGTCGCAGTGCCGGCATACGTTGCGACCAGCGTTCCACCAGAGTTGTATACCTTCGCGCTGACTGTTGCACCAGTGATGTCGATGCCAGTGCCGTTCGCGTCTGTTACCTGGACATCGATGCTGGTCGCGGTTCCGACGTTCACATCGAGCGGCTGGTCTGCTCCGAGGCCATCAGCCAGGAGTTGATAAGGGCCGATGTGTACGCTCGTTGCAGCTGACACTGGCGTCAACAGATCTGCGGAGATGTAGTCTGTGCCATTGTGAAGGAGCGCACCCTTGAGTTCCGTGGCGGCGTCCGTGTCGTTGGCGATTGCATGAACATCAGCATCGACACGATTGACATTGCCAGAAGAATGCAGCGTGACATTTCCTGCTTTGTTCTGCTGATCTGCACGAAGGACGTTCAAGCCGAATGAACCATTATTCGTATACGAAGCAGTCGCGGCATCCCATACAGCCGATGCAGTTTGTGCAGATGTCAAGCCACCAGAGGACAGTTTGATTGTCATCACCGCACCGTTAGTACCGCTTGCACCACGCACCACAATCGTAACATCATCAGCACCAGCAGCCAGTGCAGCATCGGGAAGGTCTAAGCGGTAGACGCCCGGCATATTGGTAGCGTCAACCTCCGCAAAGCCGCCGGATGTCCACGCCTGAGCGATTGTACGGGCTACCAGCGGGATAGATACAGATGCTGTGCGTGTTCGGTTGTAGCGAGCTGAGAGTCCAGATGTGGAGGCTGTGAGCCCTGTAGCACCAAGGTAGAGTTCAATGCTTTGGGATGTTGAGCCGGGAGCGATTGTGATGGTAGACGCGTTGCGCTCGGTTGGAACATAACGACCAGTTGATGAATTGTCGAAATATTCAATCGCGCCTATTGTCGGAGTAGATGGCGCAAGCCACGTTACACCATAGATATCAGCGGCAGGTGCGCCCGTTAATGTGCCGGCGTTCTGCGATGCACTGCTTGAATGGTTAGCCCAGAACGGGAAGTTTCCCCATCCTGTGATTCTGCTCAGGTTGTAGTCTGGCGATATAAACGGACGAGTCAAAGAACCTGTACCTGCGGCAACATTTGTCAAAGTAGTCCCACAATTAAAAACATTGTATGACTGTGTGATTTGACCATTATTTGTAGTTGATGTAATGCCTGTAGATGTTTCAAAGATACAGTTGCGGACTACAATCGGAAAAGCCGTAGACATATTGTTTCCGGGATACGGAGCAATACCGGTGTTACCTATAAACCTACAGTTTTGGATTGTTACACCACCAAGATGTGCTCCGGCAGGACTGTATAAAAGAACGCAAGCCGTAGGTACATAGACGGAAGGATTCATGAAAATACAATCAGTAAATGTAGTCCCTGAATTAAAAGCGGCTGTATAGCCTCCAGCCCCAATAGTGACAGGACTGAAGAATATACATTTTGATACTGTTAGACCCGCAGTGCCTTGCAATGGGAGAAAACGGAACGAAAAACTGAAGTCAACATTATTTGTTGGTGTGTAAAAACCACATGACGTTAAAATTACTGATTCGCCACTAAGAAGGAATACGTTACTATTACCAGATAAATATCCGGTTATATGCAAGTTTTGAATAGTTACAAATGACTTAGATATTGATAGTGTTAAAGCACCATTT